GTCATGTCAAACTTTGCCGCCAAATGCCAAGCATTCACAGGGTTCTTCAATCCCTTTAAGTAATCAAAAATCATCTTCTTGCTTTCTGATCTACGCATTTTTCGTTTTGCCATTTCTACCCCTCTCGATTAAACAACTGCTCTTAAGTTCCTCTTAATCGGTTTACCCCACTGCGAGTTATAAGCCTTACCGTACAACGCCGTTCCTGCATCGCTCGCAAAGGTCAACGCCAAAGCATCAGCCATATCAGGTGATCCAATCCCGCGTTTCCGCATTTCGTCCTTGCTCTCTAGTTTCATCTTCCCGTTGCTATTGAACGAATAACGCGGCGATACAAGTTCCGCCAAAAGCGACTCATCTTTAGGAATCTTGCAATCGCGCTTTTCCAACCACGCCTTCATCTTTCCCCATAGCTCGGCACGCAAGTTCACATAAATCGTTCCCATGGCGGGAGACTCAGCCACGTTAATCCCACGCGCAGGCAGATTCAATTCGCGCAAGCGGTCCACAACACCGGCCCCCAAGCCAATCGAATCGACAAGGATTTCAACGGGCCTGTCTTCTGGCTTCATGGCCTCGTATTCAGCAACAACCGCGCCCGTGGTCTGCATCAAGTCCAACCCACGCCACTTGCGTATTTCGGTCACCGCATTGCCTTTACGCTTTGCCAACGCCGTGGCGTCCGTTCCAAATCGCGCCACATCCAAACCCCACACCGTTTGCGTATCCGTCGTTTCAACATCACGGTGAAAAGCGCTGTCCACTAACTCAACGCCAATCAAGGTATCGTCATCGGTGCGCGGAAACTCACCCAGCACGCGAACACGGAAAGCGTTGGACTCTTCGCCATACCTTGACGCCATATCCTTGATATAGGCATCGCTGACCCTTTTAGAGTCATAGCAGGACACGCGACGTGTCCACCACTCATCCTTCAATCGGTTATGCGTGTCAAAGAAAAACCCGCTGGACTTCGTTGGGTTCCCCAACAAAATCGTCACAGCGTTATGCCCTGACATAGACCCCGCCGCTGCCTCAAACACGGACTCAGGAATGCCCGATGCCTCATCCGCCACAAGCATCACATGGTCCGAATGCACACCCTGCAATGCTTCAGGTTGCTCGGCACGCGATGTACGGGCGGAGATAAACGACTCTTGAGGCGCCGCACGCATCTCAATGCGATCAGTCTTAACCTCCAGGCGATCACCCCAAGCATTAGGCAGCTCCTTCACCCAACGCTTTAGCTCGGCAAATAGGGCGTCGTACAACTGGCTCGATGTCGGCGCAGTCACCACAATCTTTGCAGGACCACGCGTTAGCATGTACCAAATCATCGCCCAGGAAGCCACCGTGGACTTCCCAACACCGTGGCCGGAGCGCACGCTGATCTTGCGCTCGCCGCGGGATATAGCCTCCAAAAACTCCACTTGCCAAGGGTCGGGATCAACCCCCAACACTTCGCGCACAAACAACGGCGCGTTGGGTCTGTAGCGGCGCACCAGCTCAAGGTAGCGCTTAAAGATTTCGTTATTAGGCGTGTTCATAACTTGCCACCGCACGATGCACCAAGGTATGCGTCACCGCCATACCAAACTGATCCTTTACCATCTCAGCAATCTTGCGATAGCTCTTGCGCTCCTTGGCCTTATCCGCCATAAACATCAAGATGGGATAGGTCGATTCATCCTTCACAAGTTTCGCCGACTTGCCATCACCATCTTTACGAAACCCAAACGGCACATGACCGCCAACCCAACCACCGGCCTGCGCCTTGCTTTTACGCCCATCAGCCATGCGCTCGGCAATCCTGCGTCGCTCAAGCCGAGCCACTGCCGCCATCAACGTAAAGAAAAACTCGGACCAGCTCGACCCATTATTCACCGGGTCCGTACCCAGTGCCAGCACAATCATCTTAACGCCCTGCTCCTTCCAAGTCTCGGCCATTGTTAACGCATCAACCGTGTCACGAAACGCACGATCCAATTGCGTCATAACCACCACATCACCCGGCTGAAGCGCCGCCACTAAACGCGAACCCGCTTCACGCTTGGCAAGTTGCACGGAACCGCTCACGCCTTCATCCGTAAACACCTCGCCCACATCCTCGCCACGAATCAACGCCAATCCCTGAATCTTCCTAATCTGCTCGGCCAGCGACGTGTTGTCTATCTGCTCCTGTGTGCTAACCCTTGCATAACCATAAACCGCCATGTCGTTCCCCTGTTTTCGTTACTTGTTGCAAGCGTAACAGTGTTTCGCTTACTTGTGAAAATTTTTTTGGGGGCCGTTCGTCGGGGCGATGGGCGGTGTAGTGGGGGGCGGGCGAAGCACAAGTTGGCGGATTGCAGCGGCAAGGCACAAAGCAACGGTTGCAGCGGTAACGCACAATTGCCAGGTGTGCAAAGCACAATTGCCAGGTGTGCGAAGCACAGGTTGGCGCGTGTGGAGTACCGCGGCAAAGCCGCCCCGCCCAAATCGCGCTAGGGGGGTCAAAACGATTATCAAATGAGAATTGTTCGCATTTCCTAGTCAATCGAGGATGAGAATGATTCTCGACAAACCATCGAAACCGCATCAAACCCTACCAGATTGTCAGTTTTTTCGCGTTTGGGCGACAATTGTCGCGTTTGGTAAAGCGATTGCGACTAGGTCAATCATGTTGCGCCGCGTCAATTGTCAGCGCTTCAGCTTGTTTGATCGCTGTCCATGCTTGCGAGTCGATGTTTATCGCTACGACGGGAGCGCGATTCTCCGCCCATGATCGCGGATCGAGGCGCGCAGCAAACCATTTGCGCGTATCAACGCGCAGTCTAGGATCGTCTTTTGCCTCGTCGGCGATCGTCAGCGCCTCCTCCGCCAGCGCCGAGGCGCGCTCCTCGCGTGCGCGCGCGTACTGAGCGCTGCGCTCTGGCGCCAATAACCACCTATTTAAATGCCCTTGCTTTACTCCAATACTTTCGGCTATAGCTCGAACACTTTCGCCAGCGCTTATACGCTCGAGAATCTCCTCCTCGCCTACTTTCTCAATAACCGCAAGCGCTGCGCGCTTTTGTGGCTGCCCCGCCATATAAACCCCTAAAAGGTTGAAATTGTCCGATGAACGGACGTTATGCGAATAGCTAGTCATGATATTGTTTCGCTTGCAGTATCAATCGAAACGCACAATGGAGAGAACAACATGAGCAAGTATAACGGCTGGATGAATTACGAAACCTGGAGAGTCAACCTTGAGATTTTCGACGGCATGACAGCTAGCGATTTAACCGGATCACGCGTTCCTACTATAAGCGAACTAAAGGACGCTGCAAAGGAATACGCCGAACAGTTGATCGAAGACTCTTCACCCGAAGGGTTAGCTCGTGACTATGCCCTTGCATTTCTCAGCGCTGTCGAATGGTGGGAAATTGCCGACAGATTAGCTCAGGACATGGAAGAAAGCGAGACAGACCAAGACGAAGAGTGCGAAGCATGAAAGCGGAAAATTTAGACCTTGTTGGGCACTTAGTGCAGCACATACTTGACATCGAAGAGGAAAATTACGAGAAAACTTTAGATAAATATGGGCATGACTCAGAGCAAGTGCAAAAACATATTTATACACTGGCTTGGAATGTTGCAACCGAACTAGGAATAACTCTATGAAACAAACATTTATAGATTGGCTCATAGCTTTTGTTTTCGGCGTTTGTTTTGCTCTAGCTGTATTTTTCAACATTTAATCAGGAACTTTTATCATGAAATTTTTCATCTCAAGAAAATATCTTAAAGCGCTCGAAATCACTGCCGCGCAACAAGATATAAGAGACTATTTGATAAGCGTCCATTTCATCGCTACAAGAAAAACAACCTACGCCGTAAGCACTGACGGGCATAGACTTGGCGTTGTAAACCTTGTCATGGATAACGAATTCTTAGATTGTGATCGCTTAGAACTTACAGTACCACTAAACGCCGTAAAAGCGATCAAGAATCAGGCAAAGCGAGCGGATGATCTCATCGTGATTGAAAAAATAGGCGATCATTGGCTCATAAACGATCACATTTTGAATATTTCCTCAGGATTTCGTCCGATTGAAGCACGCTACCCTGAAGTGCAGCGAGTCATACCAAAGGAAACGTCGGGCGAAGTTGCTCAGTTTAACGCTGAATATATTGGAGACTTCGCGAAAGTCTCCAAAGCGTTATATCTCAAGTATCCGCATCCAATCATAAGCCACAATGGAAACTCACCCTCAATCGTAGAATTTGAAGGCGAGCATTCGTATTTCGGGCTAATTATGCCAATCCGCTGCGCGGGCGCTTCGCGCATAGCGCCTATAAAAATGTTACCGCCTGAAGTGCCTGCATCATGCAAGGCTGCTTAGTGCCTGGCTGCATTGTCGTTTATCCATTGACTGACACGCTTTACGCGCTCGCCATTGTCGAAACAATCGAACGCGAGCGCGTACACATTAAACCCTTGCACGAAAGCGAGCCAGTGAGCGCGAACTCATCAACGCTTTGGAAGGTATTAGAACGAGCGCCATGGTAAACATTTCAGCCGAAAGCGAGCCGGACTTTATGTCCGGTTTTTTTTCGCCTGCAATGTTAGTAAGTGCTCACTTCGCAACTATTAAAGCGAAGCGATTACAGCCTCTACAATCGATTTTCTCAAAAGCACGTAGGGTGATAGCCATGGCCTTAAAAAATCGCCTACAAGGGCGCTTTCCGCGCGCCTATGGCTACGCCAATGCGCCAATGAAGCCTAAGCGCCATTTCGTAGGCTTTGGATCGACTTGGATCGACACGCTCGCAAACCGTCAACCCTTTAGGCACTTTAAGTAAATCTCGGCTCTTCCCTATTTCCCGTAGCCAAAAACATGCAAAAACCGGGAGCCTTCCGCCAAACGTTTCAACCATGTCGCTTTGACTGACTTTCCATCACCGCCAACGCGTCTTTGCTTAACGCGTAAGCCTGCTCACTGTTTCCCTTGTACACCGGACCAATATCCTCTTCCGCCATCAGCGTCAACACTTCAGCGCCAGGCATAGCCCGTTTAATGCTCACAGCTTGCGTAAAAAACTCCTGCTGCAAGATGACCGCCACCTCGTCCATCGTCCAACAGTCGCACTCAGGTCTCATTGCCGCGTAGGCGTGGACAGTTGCCGGATCAGCGCAAATCGCAAACACGCTCCCGTCATCCCGCTGACCCTCCATAACACTTACCGCCAACGGTTGAGCGTTCATCGCCTTAGCTTCAGCCTCCAACACGTCATACGCTCGCATCATCCCGCCACACGCTGACCTATACGCCTCAACATCTCTCGCTTTCCGCGCATCCCTACACCGCCATAACTGCTTCCAAAACCGCAACCGCGTTTCCTCGCTCACAAGTTCCGCCAAACGATCTAATCCCCAAACCTTATCCGCCTCACGCTTTCGCTTCATCACACTGACCGCCACACTATTCATCGCCAACACAATCTGGTCATCCTCT